TTCAAACGAACCAAAGATTTGCGTTTCGTTGACTTGGTTTTCATCAAGAACCCGACCGCGCGTTCCAATTGTTACTTCGCGAATCTTGTCGGCGTATTCAACCAACTTTTGTTTCACGTATTCAAGTGACTTTGTATCCGGTGAAATAATCGAAACCGGATTTGTCAAATTCGGATCGTCCGTTGTTTGTGGAACCGGTATTTCAAAAATCGTTCCCGGTCCAATTTCTTCCGAATCCGAACAACTTGGACATTTGGTCCGCCTTGTTTGAATTGTTTCAATTCCGTTTTCAATCAAAGGAAAATCTTCCGAAATGAATCCATTGTCGCATCCTTCGAAATTGCACAGTTCTTCGTATGTCGTGATAATTGGAAAAGTTCCGTATAAGTCCGCGTATTCTTTGAACGTGTCTTCAATCAAATATTTGTCCAAGCGTCCAAGAACGTCCGTTATTGGCGATTTTTTTTCAATTGTGTTTGAACCCTTTAAATTCTTGTTCCAAAAATACGACGCGGGACAATATCCCAAACCGTGAAAATTTTCAACAATAGGTTCACCAATGATTTTTGTTCCGTCAACCTTATAAATCCGATATGCTTCCGAATCGTAAACCGCAACCGTTTTTGAATCAACTTGGAAAATCAAATGATGAATAGTCCCGTTTTTGTCCGACTTGACATCAACAACTTTTGAAACATCAATAAAATAATAGTATGGATTTCCTTCGCCGTCGGAAGGCATATCAACAACAAGAATTGAATTAATCGAATATTTCAATTGCTCAAACCCAATTGTTTTGAAAAAGTTAAAATCTTTTAAGCCTTTTTTTAAATATGTTTTGAACGCTTCCGAATTGTCCGGATTGTTAAATTCATAATTAAAAAAAGGATTTTGTCCTTCAAATATTCGAAAATATTCTTGATAAATGTCTTGTGTAATTTCTAACGATACAACCGGCAACCGTAACAATTGACAAAAACGTTTGTACTTGTCGCGCGTTAAAAAAGATTCAACCCAGGATAACAATTCAACATAAGCCGGATTCGTTCGGATTGATTCAATTTCGGTTTCACCGTGAAGTTTTAACCTATTTTGATGGCGTTCCGCGTTTTGAAGAAGTTGTCTTTTCGGTCTTTTTTCGATTAGGCTTTGAACCTGGTTTTTTTGTAATTGCATCGTTTACGAATTCAAATTCACTTTTTGCCGGAATGTTCCAAACACTATTTTTCAATTTTAGAATTAAAACGGCGTGTTCAATCCCGAAAGTTTGAACACGTCCATTTTTTTCTATTAATTCAATTGTTTTATTCATCAATTATAATTGTGTTAACGGATCAAAATCCGCAGGCGTAACGATTGATTGAAACTTTGACCAATCTTTTTTCAAATTGTATGAAACCGCGTGTGTGTCATTTGTTGCAAAACCTTCGTTGTTTGTATCGCCAACAAAGAATGAAGAAATTGAAAATCCGGTGAAATTTCCGGTTGTTTTTTCTTCGGCTATAATTTCGCCGTTTTCGTTAAAAAAGAAAACAACAAGATTCGTTTCGCAACGTAAATCAAACAACGCTTGAATTACTGATTTATCCAAAGATTTGAACATTCCAGTAAAAACCGAAGGATTAATTCCAACAAGTTCGGATTCACCGTTCAACGTGGAATTATCGCCCCCGCCGTTTGTGATTGATTCACCCGCCGTGATAATCGCTTCGTGAACAAATGGAGTCACAACCGCGTGTTCATTTCCGGTTGAAGTTAAGACCGTTTGCCAGTCAGCAAGCAAAGTGATATCTTTTCCGGCCGTACCGTCAAAAGTATATCCCGCGCGTTGAACCGCAAATTTTTGAATCTGATTAAAATTTTCCGGGCAAGTTTGTGCCGGAATGTTCCCAATCGCCGTTGGATTTGGGCATTGACATGATAAAGACATATTAATTCTTTTTAAAAAGTTAAAAAATATTCCTTTTGGTTTCTACCCATAAAAATCCAAACGGTGTTTGTTGTAAATATACAATTTTTTTTTATTTCAAAAACGAGGGCGAACCGTACGCGTTCAAACCCTCGAAACCATAAACAAATTTTTAGTTTAGGCCAATTGAATCAAAATTATTAAAAATTTGTAGTTTTTCGGACAATTCTTCAAAACTTAATTTTATTACCATTGAAACCAACAACCCGGACAAATACAAAATTGAACCGCATTCGTGATCCGAATGGGCGACATAGGAACGAATATCAAACTCAAAGTTTTCCCAATATTCGCGCGGATAATCTTCGCCGTCAATTGATTCTTTGCATAAAATTTTTGTTCGTATTGTCATTAGTTACGGCGTTTAATTCCTTTTTTTATTTGGCGATTCATTCCGATTTTATCAAAACAAACATACCGAACCGCGTCGATTCCGTGATTGAAGTTGTCAATCGGTTTGTTTAAATATTCGCCGTCCTTATTTTTATACCATTGATAGTTCGAAAATTCTTCGATTAAATTAGTACTTTTTTTGTGGATTTTTATCCGGTATCTTTTCAAAATGTCGATTCCGTTGTTGATTGAATCCGGTCCCTTTTTAACGCCACGACACGCCCGAAAACCACCGCGTCGAATTTCCGCGATTGACTTCGGTTCGGATGAATCCGCAATAATATCGTCTAAGGAATTAACGCCGACCGACTTCAGCTTTGCAACAATATCCGGATTAGTCAATCCGGGTTCAAAACAAAGTTCTTCAATCCAAATATCACCGCCTTGATACACAACGCGAACAATCGCGGTTGGATCGTTCGTGAAACCGAAGTCAAGACCAAACGCGGACCATTTGCCACCGTCCGGAATTGTGTCAACCGTTTCCCAATTATTAAAAATTACGCCTTCCATTGAACCAATTTCGCCAAGTCCGTAAACCTTCCAAAATTGTTCGTCACCGGACAAAATGTTTCCTTCCGTATCAAAAACCGGTTTCCTGGATTCAATCGCTTTTATGATTGATTCTTCCAACAAAGGTTGTTCAGTTAAATGGTCCACGTTGTCCAAATAAGTTGATTTGATGAAGGAAAAAGAATTGTTTGGATTCATCAACTTTGAATGAACCCAAAACCGGGAAACCGGATTGAAGTCCAAAAATATTTTATCACGTGTTCGAATTTCTAATTGTGTGAATGCGTCCCAACTTATGTTGTTGCATTCGTTGATATAAAGAACGTCACGACGCGCACCGCGAAGTTTTGCGTCGTTATCCGCTGAAAAGAATTCAAAATAAAATGAACCTAATTTGTATGTGAAATCCGTCTTGTTGTGTTTGTCTTCCTGGTATAAATTCGATTCAATTAATATTTTTAAAAAATCACGATATGCGCCCCGCTTCAAATGTGGAATCGATTCGGCAACGATTGAAACCAATTTGTTTTGTTCCGACTTCAGCGACCAAACAATCAAGAATTGAAGTGTTGAATAAGTTTTCCCCGAACTTGTTCCGCCTTGATTTATGACGAAACGTTTTTTTTTGAAACCTCCGGCGATTTTTTCGAATAGCTTTGAAAGTTTCATTTNTCAATCTGAAATCAAATCGTCAAGTTTTTGNTCCAATCCGTCCGAAACGGAAATTTTTAATTCGGTTTTGTTGGTGTTTTCGGTTCGATTTTTCAAACCTAAGTCCGACGCAATAATTGAAGAATTGAACGCGCCAACGGACGCACCGGTGAATTTGTGTTGGTAAATTAATTTTTCTATATGTGTTACGACTTCCGAAAATTCTTTTGTTGTTTTCTTCAAATCGCTCAAAACTTCCCATTTGTGACAACCGCAAAAATTCGCAAATCCGATTTTCGTCATTGGAACGGTGTGTGGAACTTCGACGCGTTTTGCGTCCTTACCTCTAAAATCAATTAGCTTCCATTTGTTTTCGTCTGAATTAATCGAATCGACATAATTGTTCCAAAGTTCAATAAGTTCATCGACTGATTTTATTTTTCGCGGACGGCCTGGTTTGATTTTAAAATTCATGTTCGAATTTCCCTTTTTCGATTTCAACTAAATTACACAATTTCAATTGATTTTAAAAATTGGCGTTTTGGCATATGGGCGAACTTTTTCTTTTACTTATTTCCTATTTCATAAACTTTGTTTTTATTTATTATTATATAGACTACTACGCCACTCCGCCAAAAAAGGTAAAAGCTAACTAATTAATATATAAATATATAAGTCTAACTAATTGAAACACAATAAATTAATCAATGTTAATTAAATAGTTACTTTAATAGGCGGATAAGTAGGCGGATACAAGGCGACCGAACCAAAAAACGGCGAATCAATTCAAACCGCCCGACAAAAAACGTTGATTTTGGAAGAACAAAAACGGCAAAAAATGAAAAAGGCGGATTGACTTCAGAAAAAAAGGCGTTAAAAAAAGTTTGTTTCGCCCCTATATTAATAACAAAAAACGGTTGATTTGTTGTCTAAAATTATATAATATCGTTTTGTTTTTTCGTCGAATAGTGGTCGATAAATTTCACCGTCAAGGTGTTTGAATCGCATTTTTTCGGATGCTTTTTCGATAAAAAAACCGGTGAAATATGGATTGATTTCCGGTCTTGATAGGTCTTGAATTTTACTTTCAATTAGCTTCGCACCGATGAAAGTTTCACCGCCCAGGAAGACGGCAACGAATGAAATTAAGTTGATTATTTGTTTGCGTGATAGCTTGATTTTGTCATTTTCGCCCATTGTACGAAATTACAAAAACGCTTTATAAATTAGAAAAATAATAAATAAAGGGATTGAAACGATTCCGACAAATGCGAAAATTTCTTTAATTAATTGCGTTCCGGATTGTTTTTTCAGTTGTTTTTTTAGTGTATAATTTAACGCTTTTAGTTCTTTTATTTGGTCGCGTTTTTGTTCAATTCGGTTCAACAAAACTTTATTAAAAAGTTGTGTTTCCATTGTTTCGCGTTCTTGATCCGTGTTCATTTTTATTAAAAATTTAAGCCATTAAAACGGCTTTTAACAATATATAAAATCCATTAAAACGGCTTTTATTTGTATGTTACCTGCAATACTACCCTTGTACTCGTTTACAAGCTATCTCATAGTATTTAGGGTCTTGCTCCATCATTATATAATTTCTGTTTAGATTTTTTGCACCTAATCCTATTGTACCACTTCCACAAGTGTTATCTAAAATTAAATCACCTTCATTAGTATAAGTCTTAATCATATACTCAATTAAAGCTAATGGTTTTTGGGTTGGGTGTAAAGGTTTTTCATTACTTGCGTTAGCGTTTGAAAATTCAAGTAAATTTTTAGGATACCAAGTTTTATATATTTTATAGTCCGTTTGACCTTTGCTGTTTATTATATCAGTCTTTTTAAATTCTTTACTTTTCTTCCATTTGTTTTTTGGTCTGTCAATCATTATAGGGAAATAATTATGTTTTGAATTACCAAACACTGCAATATCTTCTGTTTGTTGTAATGGTCTATACTTAGCAACTAAATGTCCTCTTGCTGTCACTTTATTCCAAACCCAACTATACTTAAACATTTTGTAATTTGAACTTATTAAAGCACTTGTAAAAGGTTGTACAGCAAAAAGAACTATTGCACCATTATCTTTAATTACTCGTTTATATTCTTTCCATAACTTATCTAAATCAATTACACTATCCCACTTACATTGAGTAGTTCCGTAAGGTAAGTCGCAAAAAATAATATCAATACTTTTATCTTCTACGTGTTTAGGCATTAACTCTAAGCAATCACCCAAATATATTTTATTTATCTTCATATTTTATTCTTTAAATCCGTACAGCAGGTAACAATGTATAAAGTGCATTAAAACGCACCTTATACAAACCGTTAAAAAAACCCCTTTTGCCATTGGTCAAACGTCACAACTTTGTCCGAATTCCAACGGACAAAATCGACGGCGTTTTCAATTGGTTTTGTGTAGTTAACGACTAAAAAACTTCCGGTGTTATTTTTTGGTTCAATTGTTTGCACCTGGATTTTATTATCTTTTAGGTGTCTTTTTACAATTGTTTGTTCGGTTATGTTATCGACTTGAATAATCATTCCAAAATCCATTTTTCGATTGTTGTTTTTAATTTAAGAATTGAAAACGTTTGTTCACGGCTTTTTATTAAACCGTATAAGAAAACCCAAATAAAAAGAATGCAACCGGCAACAATCCAGGCGGTCGCGTTTGCGTTTAATTTGTCCAATGTCAAATAGTAAACAATCCAAAACGACCAACCAAAATTGGTTGGAAGTTCTTGCGTGTCAATTACTTTTTTTTGTTGTTTCATAAAGTGTAATTAATGCAATTAAACGCCGGTGTTTTCGTTCGAATGCGTTGAATCGCTTGTGAAATGTTTCAATGTTTATTCCTGGATGGTTGGCCAAACAATTTTGAATGTTGTCGATTGCTTTGCGGTGTTCTTTTATATGGTCAAGAATTACCGCTTTTCGTTTATCGCTTGTTTTTGGGTTAAAAATCGGACGCATATTTCCAACCTTGAACCGTATTAAAAACNTTGACCAAACCTTCTTTGTTTGTCCATTTACGTCCCTTAATATCAATTTGAACGGTTATATTCGAACCGCTTGACAACGCTTGTATTTCGTCGGCTTTTTCTTTTACAAATTCGATTTCGATTGTTTGCGGATATTGGTCCGCCGTTTCAATCCAAATTGACGATTTTTTAAAGTTGTTTTTTCCGACTGTTTGCACCGGATTAATTTGAACGATTGTTCCTTTGATTTCCATTTGTTTATGGTTTTAATGGTTATTAATTTAATTTATGCAATGCGAATTCTTCCGGACCGAATCCATTTTCCCCGCTTTGTTCGTTTTTCAAAAATAATATATTTTTTTCCAAATTCAACAATTTCGAACGACCTGGAATCGCCTTTTTTTTCTTTTCGAAGTAAACTGTTTTCACTCATAATTTAATAAATTATTGAATCAATTCCGTCCATTACCACGGCAACAAAATTTTGTTTTCGAAGTTGTTTGATTCGGTATTTTTGAAGTTCTGAAATTTTTCCGTTTGGTTTTTTTACTTCGATAAATTTACAAACGCCGTCTTTTAAAACCATCAAATCCGGAATTCCGTTTGTGTTGGTCTTCATTAGTTTAACAACCAAGAAACCGCGATCCGTAAAGTTGTCAATTATTTTTTTCTGAATTTGTGATTCCGTCATTGTTTAAATACATTTCAAATTCGCGCAAATGAATAAAGTTGATTTGTTCTTTGT